TTGAGGCATAATCACCATCGACAATGCCATTGGTTTTGATAGCCCAGTCTTCAGCGTCATCTGCAAATCCTGATGCAGATGTGGAGCTGGCAGCCGCTGCTGTTGCACTTGCAGCCGCATTGGTCTCGCTGGTAGAGGCATAGGTCTCGCTTGTTGCTGCATTAGTAGCTGAGGTTGAGGCATTTGACGCACTTGTAGACGCATTAGTCTCAGCTGTCTCAGCATTTGTCTCTGCAGTTTCCGCTGCTGTCTGTGCAGTTTCCGCTGCTAGCTGGGCTGCTTCAGCTGCTGCCTGAGCTGCCAGTGCGTCAGCTACGGACTGTGTGAATGTGGCTTGGAGTGTGGCTGTAGTACCTGTGCTTTTGAAGAACGATGTGTTGGCTGCCATTTAGTAGTCTCCCAGATTGTAAGCTGGCTGAATGGCGTTGATGCTTCCGTTTAGCTCCTGATCATTAGACTGCTCTTGTATCTCAGAAAGAAACTGATTGTACTTCTGCTCGAAGATAGGCGCACGTTCATCTAGGTAATAATCACCTGCATATGTAAGCGCTGCGTATATTGCCAAATCAGGACAGACTGTCGTGAGGTTATTTGTATCTGTATTGGCCGACAGTGCTGGAAACTCTGCGTAGTAATACAGTGTCAATGTGCCAGTCGATGGTGTTGGATGTAGAAGAAGGTTCTGTTGTTCTCTAGCGAAGTACCGAGGTATGCCCTGAGCTGTAGTCTTTTGATACTCTCTGTATAGGGACATGGGTATCCGCTGTAGCTCATACTTATCCTGATACAGCGAGATGATTTCCAAGAAATCGGTAGGCAATGTCACAGATGAAGTAGAACCAGTGATGGTGTATGTAGTTTTGTTTTCGTTCAGGGGTGTCCTGAGCTGGCGCTGTACTCTTGCTATGCCCTGATCTACGAAAGTTGTAGTGAGAGCCGAAGTGATGTCACTTCTGTTTAATAACGCCTCGAAGTGCGTCTTCAGTTCTCCATAATTCATAGCTTATGTCCTCTTAGGTTTCTTCTTCTTTGCAGTCAGCGCAGCTCTGCGAAATGCAGCATCTGTTGGTGCGCCTTTAGCACCCTTTTTGCGCATCTTCTTGCCAGCTTTACGCTTGGCGTGAATGTTTGCATAAAGTCCGTTAGCCATTAGTAACCTGCCTTTTTCTTCTTCAAGCACCTGCCAGCTTTGCGGCATTTAGCTTTGGTCTTGCATGATTTGCATGGGGTCATTTGCTTCTCCGTGATTTAGAGCCTGAACATTTCCATTTCTTGCGACTTAGGCGCAGTGGGCTATTCGGGTCTTTTGCTGCTTTAGGGTGCTTTTTCATCTGCCCTGCACTTCTTGCGCAGTAGCTGTCACCCCTTTTTGTGCTTGGCGCTATGCTGTAGCCTTTTGCGCCATAACGGACTGTCTTCTTGCGTCCAGTCTTTGGGTTTTTGACTACCTTTTTGAATTTCTTTTCGGCCATTAAATGCTCTTCTCTGTTGTCAGGAAGGCATCTAGGTTTTCCGCTTTCAGTCGCTTAACAATGTCAGCGCCTGTGATATTCTTGTCTGAAAGAATGTCGAACCCTTCTCGCATCCATTTTTCGACTACAGATGTTGGGATTGAGGCAACACGCATAAAATCGCCTTCACGTTGTTCTGTTGAGCGATTGCGCTGTTCTTTCAGATTATCGAGATGCCATTGTGGGATATGCTGTGTGTGCTTACGCACAAAGTTATCGTCATCTTGTCCGACCAGATTAGTGTTGATACCAATCAGGTTCACGTCCGACTTATCGGTCATGCTAATCTCCTTAAATGTAGGGTAGGTAAAGGGACGAGAGGAGCTGCAAGGAGAGCAAAATCAACTCCCCTCGCCCTTATCTGGTTTAGCTCAGGCCAGAAATCATTCCTGAATCTGAGTAATTCATGTGTTTCAGTGAGTATTCACCTACGATTGCGTGGCGGTCGCCATCGCTATCTTTCGCCAGTAGTTCACGAGTGAACGGACGAAGCACACAGCTACGGAACATTGATGGGTCAATGAGGAAAGCGTGTGTTGTCAGCTGGTGACGGTTAAGCACAACTTTGTACTCACCATAGGGACTGCAAAATCTTCGCTTCAGCTCGCTACGCTGAAACCGCCTTTAGGCTGCTCATAGTTTCTTATGAGATGAGACTATATCATCATCGCTTTATAGCGATGCTCTGCGCTTCCACCTCGCTTGAGGTGTACTCCATAAAGGATAGTCGTTGCACCTTCCCCTTTCGGGGCTTGGCTCAGGATTGCCCACAGCCTTACTGTTTGGGTGTTCCCTGAGTTCACAGAGTTTAATGTACGCCAGTTGTCCTCAGTTAACGTACAGGTCAATCACATTAACCAGTGTGCGATTGCCATCGTTAAAATTACGATAGCGACCTGATGCACCAGTGAAGCCAGATACAATCTGAGCGTCTGCTGGTTTAATCATGAACACTGATGGGTCAGAACCGTTGTTGAAACAATCCTCGCCCAGCTCTAGCAGCTTTGCTTCTGTCAATGCATCTGTTGCATTAGAACCTGCATCTACATCTGTAGAAATTTGCTGAGTAGCGCTGTCCATTTCACGTGCTACTGAGCTAGAGCCAGTAACCTTAGCGTTATCAACGCCGATGTAGGCTCGTTCTAGATCACGCTTAATTTCTTTTAGCGCTTTGGACATTTGGTAGGCCGTTTCTTTGGCTCTGCCGTAAGTCTTCACAGCGTCTGCTGTTGCTGACACTTCAAATACTTTGGACAAGATTTGAGTATTGTTAGTACGCATGGTTGTTGCTGTCAGAGTACCAGCTGTAAATGCTGCGCCTTCAACTTGAGCGTTGTTAGCTGCTGCTGCTAGGCTATCTTCTTGCCATTCAAACACACGAGCTGCCACTTTCTCAGATTTAATCATTGAGAAAAATGGGGTGTCTGTTGGGGTAATATCGGTAATAATATCCGATACGTCTTCGGCTTTGCCGACTTGGTCATATGATGTATAGACCGCCATTGTTATTAATCCTTCTTAGTATTGGGGTTATTGCTCCCAACGCTGCAAAAGAATATCGGCAATATCGTCAATGTCGTTTCCACGCTCTTGTAATTTGGCTTTTGCATCTCTCATGCGCTTGGCCTTCATTTGAGCGTCATTTTTTGGTGCTTTCTTTGATTTCAGCACCTTCTTAGCGACACGCTTTTTCTTAGTGGTTGTGACTTGCTTAGCTTGGTCATAAAGACGAGCTTTGTTTAGTATCGAAATCACAACAGGGTCTACATAGTTATCAACTTCAGCTTGTTGCAATCCTTGACCTACCGCATACGCTCTGATGTCGTCATAGAGCTGATTGTTCCAGTCCGGTATTTGCTCTTGCAGTACCTTTACAGCCTCTCTGGCTGCATCTTGTAACTGCTGCTGTTGTTGGGTTTGTATGTCTTTGTAAAATGCGTCTGCCTCTTCCTTAACAAATTTAAGGTTGTCGGCTGCATCCTGAGCTTCTTTGCGTAAAGCAGCAAAGTCGTCATTCTCCATACTTTTAGATGCTAGTAGCATATCTACTTCGCTATATGGCTTGTAACGCTCTTCTGCTTGCTGAATTAGCTTTTGTAGGATGGCATCTGTTTTGCCAATATTGTCTTCTGCTTGCTTGCGCTGAGCAGCGACTTCTTGAGACTTTCGGGTGAGACTGGCTTCTTGTCCGTAAAGGCGTTTCAAATCTTTGATAGATGCCTGTTTGGTGTCACCATCGACTACGATTTCAAGTAAAGTATCATCGCTTAGCTCTTCTACTTCTTCTTGTTCTTCGTTTTCTTCTTCGGTGTCTTCTTCCAATTCGTCATCAGGGTCTATCTCCGTATCTTCATTGTCTAGTTCGACTTCTTCCAATATCTCCTGTTCCTGCTCTAGCTGTTCTGTCTCTTCATCAGCTGTTGCAGTAGCCTCTTCAGTCACTTGGTCAGATGGCTCGGAAGCGTCTTCCCATCGCTTTAGAAGGGCATCAGAAGCACTTTCCATATCGGTATAGATTGGCTTCTCTTGTTCTTGAGATTGATGCACGTTATCCATAGTGCTTATTCTCCACTGTTGTCGTTAGTTTCACTGTCACGCTTAGCCATGATTTCATCACGGACTGACACTTGCTGTTGCAGCGTATGTACAACCCCGACCAAGGCTCTGTAGTGATAGTAAGATTGCTCTCGTTGGTCTTTTTCTTCCGGCTTTGTGTTCACAAAGCGCTGAAATGTTTCTTCGACCAAATTATTTACTACCTTGTTGAAAACATCGTTTTTCAACAGGCTATCAGCCTCATCCCCTGCAAGGATAAGGTCGCTCTCTTTTTCCATAGATTTGTCTCCTTAGGTTTATGGATTAGCCAGTGGGGCTTACAATGCCCCGTCTGTCTTCCGTATCTTTCAAGATTTCCAATTCGCCTCTGTCGATGAATTGCTTATGCTTAAACTCATCTTCTTTCAGGTCTTGTGCATCTGAGCGAATTGCGAAGTCAGATTGTGCTTTAGCAGCGTCTAGCTGCATCTTAGCTTCAGCTTGCTGTGCAGTAGCCATTGCTTTCTGCTCAGCTACGGCTGTCTGACGCTCTTGAAGTTCCATTTGCTTCATAGCCATCTGCTGCTGCATTTGTTCTGCAGGATTTGGTTCAGGTGGTGGAAGCTGGTCTGGTCTAGTCAGGAACGCATCAACATTAAGGATGCCCTGCTGTTCCAGCATTTTCTTCATCATATTGTAGCGATTTTCCATCGCATACATTGGCTGAAGTGTTGGGTCTTGCGCCATAAGTGAATGAAGCGCCAGATATTTCTGTGCTTCTCGTTCTTGTTCACCATAGCCAAGACGCATCTCAACCATGACATCACGCTTTTCTTTCCAGCTGCGTGGGTCGATTTGAACGAAACCGCCAGCTATATCCACTACCTTTTCATACTGCTCGTTTTCTACAACTAGCCTGTATGATTCATGGAATAGCGCCTTCAAGAATTGCGTAA